TGAATGCATGTAGATCTAATCTTGTCCACTCATCTATACTCATTTCATAGTTACCTTAATGAGTATAGTATCTTTATTGATACGAGCATTAGGAGTTCCAGTCTTAGTGGTAAGCTTTTTCCAAGCTGTATCTAATTGCTTGGGCGAACCACTAAGAGCTGTTGGAAGGAACTCATCTGGTTTACGCAGTTTAACTTTACGTGAACCTTCAATATCTACATTTTTAAGTGTAGATCCACTCACCTCAAATCCATTAGGTGACTGACAGACCAACTCAGTAAACTCTTTGTTCTTTACATTAAACGTATAGAGTCTCATAGCACCTGGCACTGTAGTTGGTAGTACTGATGTTAGTTTATACTCACTCGACTCTTTAAGGAACTGCATCTTAGCAACTTGCTTATCGGCAGTTTTGACTTTAGGAGTACGAGTTTTACGAGTTGCTTTTGTAGATGCTTTGACTTTTTCAAGATCAAGTAGCATATCTTCACAAGCTTTCATTCGACGTTTTAGTTCTTTACGAGTAAGATGTGAATAACCCTCAACAGCTTGTTCACAACGTTTGTGGTATGCATCTGAATAATCTAGCAACCAACCTTCAATTTGCTTTTTAGGCAATTCAATAGAAGCTGCTGTAAGAGTATGAAATCTAAAACGTGTATAGACATCAAGGGTGGTTTCTTCACCTTCAATCCATTGATCTTCTAGTTCATCCAAATCCATCATAATAGTAGCTTGTGTCTTACGAAACAGTTTTTGCTGTGGTGTAAGAACAATCACATTAGATTTTTCTTTATCAGCCTCAGCTTTTTCTTTAAGAATTTGTTTGCCGGACTCAATAAGTGTATCCATTTTCTTTTTAGCACAAGTTTGATAACCATGCAGTTTTTCATCCATATCCAAAAAGCTATTACCAGCTTTGATCCAAGTAATTGCGGCAGGAATATAAGAGAAAGCTGTAAAGTTCCATTCAGGATTAGCAAGGATAGCTTTTGCATCAGCCTTAGAGTAATTCTCTTTGACCCAATCTTTAGTTACCTTTGCAAAGTCTTTACGATCAACTTCCATATGAAAATAAGACTGGCATGCAGTCCATGTTTCCATTGGAACACCAGCAAGACCTGTACGAGCTCTTGCACGAACAGTTTTCTTTTTAGTAGCTCTACCAGTAATTTTATTAACTCTAGCCATTATATAACCTCCTCAACAGTTACTTTATATTTCTTACCATTAAAATCTTCCACATCAATAACCTTTTTAGTTGATTGGAAGTAACCTTCAGTAGGGTGCAAGTCATATTGTACCATACCTACTTTTTCAACATGAGAATTTGCATCCTCAGAACATAAGACTTTTCTAATTTGATCAGCTATGAAATCACAATATACCATTAAGCACTCCTGATTTGTTTAAGTTCTCTGACCATTTTAAGCTGAGCTTCTAGTTTCTTAAGAACCTTAGGAGTTGCAACCTGTGGGTTATCAATTTCCTGTTGGATGAAGTGTGGTAGTACACGAAGCATCGTATCAATATTGCTAGGGTTAGCAATTAGGTTCTTTTTTAGTTTAGTTACTGAAATCATAAAATTTTTCCTTCCTTTTATCATTTTATAAGTATATTATATCACACTTTTAACCAATTGTAAAGGAAAAAGTGAAAAAAAGTTTTCAATGATTTCAATGGCTTGTAAAATAGTTTGAAAAAAGTTCAGCCTAATGGCTGAACTTCAATACGTTTTCTACCTTAAAAGACCGCCATTCAGATTTCTCTGTATCAAGACAGCGAATAACTTGAAGAGTAGCATCAACACCATTGGTGTCATCTTTGGGCTTCTTATCAGCAGGAATTAGATCCTCTTTCAAAGTAGCTTGCATCAATCGCTCTTCACCATTGACTTTGATAAATTTAACTTGACATACTCCATTGCGTAGCATATCAACCATTTCACTTCTTGTATAAGCTTCACTCATATTATAGGTACTCCACAGTATAGGTTTTAGTTGGATTATGGCGTGTATCGTCATTGTCAAAAAACACTTTTGTGTGTGTCTCAACTCTTACTCTACGTTCACCGGTTGTATCATATTCTTCATATGATTTGATAGTGACTTCTTTTAGAAGCCGACGTTCGTCATGATATTCCACATCTGGTAGCATTTCTTTACCTCCTCATTTTTGCTAATTCTTCAGCTTGTTTAGTTCCTCGCATGACTGGTACGAGGTTTGATTTGTGCATTGTTGCGATGCCGACAATAAGATCTCCTGTGTATTGCATGGGCTCTTTTTTTGCTGTTGCGTTTGATGGAATTGTGTCCGACGTCTTGACGCTTGGATATTCTGGGACATCACGGTAGACCGGTTTCTGCGGGACATACTCTTTAAACTCCTTCTTTTTAGCTTTAAGCTGAGATGGATGACAACCTTTATCCATGAGCCACTTGTCATGTTCAGCTTGCGCTTTTTCCCAACCAGGTTTACGATTTGCTTTACGTTTTTTTGTATTGAGGCTTGACATGCCTCTCACTAAATGCATAGTCATATTACTGTCTTTCCTTATATTCTGCAACCATCTTTTTCATCCACCCTTGGACAATCTTTTCTTCTTCTGTTAATTCTAACATATTGAAGTCTTCTACAACACGAGAAAACAAATGATACTTAGCCCACTCAACACCATCTAATTCTTTTTTAGTCTTTGGTAAAGGTACGCTATCATACTGGTTTTCTAGTGTCATTCGCTTTTCTCCCAACGATAAAAAATATGATTACCAATTGTAATTGTTTTAGTCTTAGATGATGCCCATGCAGGTCTTACATAGTCAGCATGATAATGCGTAGCACCATTAGTAAAATCCCAACGTGAATTAGCATAGTATACTTTAAAAGCGATCATACGAGCAATTTCATATACTTCAAAATCAGCTTGTGGTACGACTTCAGCTTTGCTATCGCAATACCAAGAAAACTGACAACGGTTTTTTACGGGATAAGATATGTTTTTGTTTTTCCAAGAAGGTCTTGTAGGACCTTGATGTACTACCTCACAAGGTGTATCAGGATAACGATTATCGTTAACTCTATTCATAGTAACTAGACCAACAGCAATCATACCTTTAGTGTTCTGATTACGTGCTTCCCAATAGATATTGTTAGCAATACAACTAATTTGTTCACGTTCAAATGGTGTATTAGAAGTTGCATGAGATGCTGCGCCAAAAGCTACAGCACCTGCAATTGTAAGGCTAGCTAAGAGTTTCATACTAGTTCCAACCTTCATCAGACTCGTATGAAGTTTGATCGGCAAGACGATCACCATAATGTTCTTGGAGATACTGTGGACCATCAGTCCACTGATTGATATTCTCTTGATCATTAGTAATGCCTTCTTTTTTAAGCTGACGCTCAAGGGCTTTTTCTTCCCTAATAATTTCAGCGTCACGGGCTGCTTCTACCTTACGCTTGTTAGCAACCTGTTTGATAAGGTTATAACGTTTGGTGTACTGTAGATCAGTCATTCCAGCAACTTTTGATTTTAGCATTTTCATATTTAGTCCTTCCTAATTATTTAATGTATACATTATATCATACTTTTGCGCAATTGTAAAGGAAAAAATGCACTTTTTTATCCTTACAAATCAATCACTTGTAAAATAATTTGAAAAAACTTTTTTTAGCTTTTCACTATTGGTGGGCATTCACATATTTTTTGCCCTTTAAGATCATTGAGTTCTTCAGATAACTCTTTGACTCTGCCAATAAGATAGTACTTTTCTTTTTCAAGATCAGCAATATTTCTTTTATACATGTCTATAGTTTCTTCCATTAACTCCCTCTCCCTCTAAAAAATTCAAGTAGATAATCATTCCACTCTTGTTCTTTTATTTCTTTTTCTGTCTTCCAATCATGACCATATTTTTCTTTCCACTCTTCGTATTCTTTTTTTTCTTGGTCCTCTGACAATTACTCCTCCAAAGTAAGATGTGGGGCTAACCGTGGGCCCCACGCGGGTATATTGAGGTACCAACCTTAGTTAATTAAGCAGAGCTCCCGTATGAATGAGAGGTGCATTTGCGTTCCTATCTAATGAGGGCGAACGGACCATTCCCACCTGCGTCTTAAATTTTACGTCGTTTACAGGCTTAACCGCGTTAACTTATCGCTCGACTTCTCCTTTATG